CCATCAAGAGGTCCTGATGATGGGCTTAGAGGTGGACAAGAGCCTAACCGTCCTACAGCCCCTGCAAGCAGTAGATTTGGAACATTCAACGCTGATGGAACTGTTCAAGGACCTGGACAAGCAGCAAGACCTGGAAATTTCAGAGCAAATACAACTAGAGCAAGCAGAGCAACTCCTTCTGTAAATTCAGGTGCTCCTGGGTTTAGAGGCCCACAATAAGGAAAAAACATGGCAAATGAGAATATAAGCAAAAACACTCAGGAACGCTCCGTTGATAACGGTATTGATAAGTCAAATCCAGGGCCGTATTTGGCAAGAGTAATTGAGCATGGAGATCCTACATATGTAGGATCATTAAAAGTGCAACTTTTGAAAACAACAGAAGCAGGTAATACTCAATCTACAACAGGACAAATACTGGAAGCAAGATATGCAAGTCCATTCTACGGACTTACAAATGCACAAAAAGGACCTGGTCCTAACGATACATATGATGATGCTCAAAAAAGTTATGGATTTTGGATGATTCCTCCAGATCCTGGCTCAACAGTTTTGGTAACTTTTGTTGAGGGTAGTCGTGATTATGCATATTGGTTTGCATGTGTGCCAGAAAGAGGCATGACCTTTAGATTACCAAGCACCGACGCTGCTACAGATATGACCAGTGGTCCTGTTCCTGGCGATTTAAAAGGAAAAAGGCTGCCTACAGCTGAATACAATAAAAAACTGAATAGACCAAATACCAACAATATCCTAAAATATAAAAAACCAGTTAACAATGAATACATCGATATTCTTAGAGAGCAGGGAACAATTGAAGATGATATTAGAGGCATCTGCACAACCAGTGCGCAAAGAGAAGTTCCAAGTATGGTATTTGGATTTAGCAGTCCAGGGCCTCTTGATAAACGTGGAGGTAAGCCATCTGCTCCAGTGGGAGTAAAAGAAAATAAAGTTGAAGTTCCTGTAAGTCGCTTGGGCAGTAGCAGCATCTTTATAGATGATGGCGACGATAAATTTTTAAGAACAGGAAAAGCCAAAGATACTCCATACGAATATGTTGATGCACCGGGAGGTGATGTAACAATACCTCACAACGAAATGATTAGATTGAAAACTAGAACCGGCGCACAAATATTGATGCACACTAGTGAAGATTTAATTTACATTAATAACAGCAGAGGCACTGCTTGGCTGGAAATGACTAGTAATGGTAAAATTGATATTTACGCAGACGATAGTATTAGTATACACAGCGAGCAAGATCTTAATATAGTTGCTGATAGAGATATTAATTTAGAAGCAGGTAGAAGTATTAATATTAATGCTGTAGAAAACCAATACAACACGGTTGGTAAAAATATGGAAAATCGTATAGGCGAAACATATAAAACAAGTTCTGGAAAAAACATTGAATTGTATGCAAATGAAAAACTCAATCTGTATGGCACAGGCGGGTGGGACGGTATTTCAGGAACTGGCGATATGAAATTACAAGTAGGCAAAAATATGGAAATACTTGTAGGTGAAACAACCAAAATTACCAGCGGTAGCAATTTTGAAACTCTTACTTCAAAAGATACAAAGATTACCAGCGGTGGAGACAGTCATTTCAACAGCAGTGCGCAATACGAGACTGCCGATCCAATACACCATAATGGCCCTGTAGCATCAAAAGCATCAGCAGCAGGATCTGCAACCGAAGCAACTATTGCTATATCAGCAGCGTTCCCGCAGCGTGTTCCACAACACGAGCCGTGGAAAGGACACGAAAACTGGAATCCGCCAGAAGTTACTCCTGATAAAACCGAAGCAAAAGAAACTAGCCAAGATGTGCATTTTGCAGACCGCAAAGGTCCAGGAGATCGAACTCCTATTGATGGACCTGATATGCCAAAAATTGTGCCATAAATATTGTATAAGGAGAACATATGCCATATCAAGACCTACGCAGAATTGACAACGGACAAACAGGTCCTGCAGGTGGCCCAGCGACTCCAGAAAGCAGAGGCTTTGGCAAAGGAGCAGTAGATCCAGCAGCACCAGGACCTGGTGAAGGTAGTTTAGACGCAGCAGCAGCTTCTGCCCAAAATCAACAAGCAGCACCAGGACCCGGTGAAGGTAGTTTAGACGCAGCAGCAGCTTCTGCCCAAAATCAACAAGCCGCAGCAGATTCTCGCGGCGGTAACACAGAACCAGAACGCACCGAAATACTTGATCCAGCTTCATCGCCTGTAACTATTACCGTTGATACATTTGATGTTCCTGGCGCTACAGTAACACCTTGTGCTGGCCCGGCAGGTGCACCTGGTGGAGGCGGCGGTGGAGGCGGCGGCCTAGCAGGACAAGCACTGGGTCAACTATTAGGCGGTTTGCCAGAAGCAGCTCAACAAATGGTTAATGCTACTGGTGTAACAGGCGCATTAGCCGGTATAGCACAAGAAATTGATGGAGAAATTGCAGGAGCATTAGGGCAAATAAGCAATACATTCAACCAAGCAGCTGGTGCATTGTTTACAGATGTAGCAAATACAATTACTAATATCCCAGGTTTAGGTCCTGCAATAGAAAATATTACAAAAAACATAAGTGCATTTAACAGTGATTTACAAGGTGCTTTTGCAACATTAGATCCTGGCCTACAGCAAGTTATAGGCACAGCAGTAAATGCAGTGGGCGCAAATATAAACAATCCGTTGATACGCACCGGATTTACTACTCTTTTTACACCTGCACAAGCAAGAGGAATTATACAAGGTTTGCAATTACCCAATAATCCAGCAACGCAAATAGCACAAATAGCAAGAGCATCCGGTGTAGCTGCTCCGATTATGAACGAGTATTTTGGTAACACTGTGTTCTCTCAATTGCAATCAAGAGCACTAACAGCTTCTACACAATTGAATAGAGCTATTGTGCCAAACGGAACACAATTTCAAGTTAGGCTTCAGTTGCCCACTATTAATCCTGCGGTAACTCAAGTAGTTAATGGAGTAATACAAAATCCAAACACTATGGTAAGTCAAGCACAAGCAAGAATTAATGAAACTATTGGTAGAATATCAACAGGTGGATTTTCGATAAGGGTTTAAAATGGCAACTACAGATAGACAACTTTACAAAACAACAAACATAAGCGGCGAAACAACAACTATCCCTGCATCTAAAAGATACAGAGGCATAAGCACAGTTACACCAAATAAAACAGCATCGCTATATGATTTGCAATTAATCAAACAAGATATTATAAATCACTTTCATATACGTCAAGGCGAAAAGCTAGAAAATCCTACTTTTGGCACAATTATTTGGGACATACTGTTTGAGCCTCTTACCGAAGGCCTAAAAGACGCAATTATTCAAGATGTTACTAACATAATAAACTATGATCCTAGAGTAACTGCTAGCAATGTTCTTATTGATGAATATGAAACAGGATTGCAATTAACCTGTGAAATAACTTACTTGCCATACAACATTAGCGAAACTTTACAGTTAAAATTTGACCAAAGTATTGGTTTAAATTAAAACTACGCACTTTATTAACTCAGATAAATATCATATAAAGCAAGGATAAATCTATGGCAAGCACCGAACGTCAAAATAGACTGCTATTAGCAGAAGACTGGAAAAGAGTCTATCAAAGTTTCAAATATGCAGATTTTCAAAGTTATGACTTTGACAACCTGCGTAGGACAATGATAAATTACATACGTCAAAATTACCCAGAAGATTTTAACGATTACATCGAAAGCAGCGAATACCTTGCTCTAATTGATTTGATTGCTTTCCTAGGACAAAACTTAGCGTTCCGTGCCGATCTCAATGCTAGAGAAAACTATCTAGAAACTGCTGATCGTAGAGAAAGTGTGCTTAGACTAGCAAGACTTATAAGTTACAACGTAAAGCGAAATCAGCCAGCTTCAGGACTGTTAAAAATTGAAAGTATTTCTACTACAGAAAATATTATTGACAGCAACGGACTTAACCTTTCAACCCAGTCAGTTCTATGGAATGATAGCACTAACGGCGATTGGTTTGAACAATTTACTAGAATTATGAACGCTGCATTGCCAGTGACTAATAAATTTGGACGTCCTATAAAAATTGCTACAATACAAGGTGTAACTACAGAACAATATAGATTTAATTCTAACAGTGCAAACTTGCCAGTTTTTGGTTTTAACAAGCCAATTGATAGCCAAGGAATTAATTTTGAAGTTGTAAGTGCAAATATCGACGACGAGTCAATATACGAAGAAGCACCGTTGCCTAGTAACAGATTAGGGTTTTTATACAGAGATGACGGCCAAGGTCCCGGCAGCAACAATACAGGATTTTTCTTCCATTTTAGACAAGGTAAATTAAAAAACAATACTTTTGAAATTGCTACGTCTGTGCCTAATACTACTATCAATATTGATAATGATAATATCAATAACAGTGATGTATGGCTTTACAAATTAGATAGCAATGGTGCAGAAAGTGAACTTTGGGAAAAAGTAGATAATGTTGAAGGAAACAATATAATTTACAACAGTGTATCTAAAGGTATACGTAATATTTTCACAGTGTTAACTAGAATAAATGATCAAATCAGTTTAATATTCAGTGATGGAACATTTGGCGAAATTCCAAAGGGTAATTTTAGAGCTTACTATAGAGAAAGTGCAAATATAGAATTTACTGCAACACCAAACGATCTTTTCGGTATAAACATCAAAATTCCTTATGTAAGTGCAACTGGAAAAACTGAAACAGTTAGCATGACTCTTGCATTGCAAGAAACTATATCAAATGCAGCAACCAGCGAAAGCAGTGACAGTATTAAACAGAATGCACCAGCAACTTATTATACTCAAAACAGATTAATTACAGGTGAAGATTATAACATTGGCGCACTTAATGTATTACAGGATATAATAAAAACAAAAGCAATCAATAGAACCAGTAGCGGTATTAGTAGATACTATGATCTAAGAGATGCAACTGGAAAATACAGTAATACTTTGCTGTTTGGAAATGATGGCATTCTGTTTAAAGAAGTATTAGACAAAGATCAAACATTTGACTTTATTACAAAAACAGATATCGAAGGGGTGATAGAAAATACTATCGAACCTATGTTAAGAAATACTAGATTAAAAAATTATTACTATGATAATTTTCCTCGCAACGAACAGATTACAAATCTTAACATTGTATGGAACTTAACAACATTCGATACAAACAGAAGCACAGGGCTTTTTCTAGATTCAAATGATTTTGAAGTTCAAGTTTCTAGCTTTACTACAAGTATTTTAAAATTTGTAGAACCGGGCAGTCTAATTAAATTTACAGCACCTGATGGTTATCACTTTATGGAAGATAACACACTTATGTTAGGAGCAGCAGATCACTTGGGTGCCCGTGATTATATTTGGGTTAAAGTTATTAGTGTCGAAGAAGATGGCACTGTTATTAGTCCTGACACTGGACTAGGCCCTATTGTTTTAAATGATCGTGTGCCTACAGGATGTAAAATACAAGAAATTATTCCAATATTTAATGATGAAATTTCTGTAGATGTTTCAAGACAATTAGTGGATCAAATTTTTGCCTATAAAACATTTGGATTACGTTATGATGTATCACTGAGACAATGGCGTATTATTATAAATGAAAACCTCAATGTTGCAGATGACTTTAGTTTAGGTAAACAAGGCGATGTCACAGGAGAAACTTTAGATAGCAGTTGGTTGTTATTGTTTGAAACAGACGGTAGGAAATACAATGTCAAAAGCAGAGGAACACGATATGTGTTTGAAAGCGCCGACGATATAAGATTCTTCTATGACAGTAGC